GGCTAAGGGTGGTGCTGTTCAGAAGAAGATGTCTAAGGTGATGGGTGAGTACAAAGCAGGGACGCTTCGTAGCGGCGGTACAGGCAAGGCTGTGAAGAATCCCAAGCAAGCCGTTGCCATTGGGTTGTCTGAAGCTCGTCGTCTGAAGAAATAATGAGCGTCACGAGCTACCCAGCGCTAGTACGCTTAGACGACTATGGAAACATTGTTCGTATCGGCGGTACTAGCGCTGATGCTTTTGGTCGCGCTCGGGTTAGTGCTCCGTTCACGCTTTTCGACAGCCAAAACAGATATGCAAAGAGTGATGACTTTGATGAGTCTGTATCTGGTAGCGCTACTGTCACTTATTCTGCTGATGAATCTACTGTTCTCCTTAATGTCACCAGTGCCAGTGGAGATGAAGTAGTTAGAGAAACAAAGAGGGTGTTTTCATATCAGCCTGGTAAGTCTTTGCTGGTGATGAACACCTTTGTCATGCCTACAGCAGAAGCTAACATGCGTTGTCGTGTTGGCTATTTCAGCACACAGAACGGTGTCTATTTTGAACGCAGCGGCATTACATTAAACATTGTTAGACGCACCTACACCAGCGGAAGCGTTGTCAACAACGCTGTAGCACAGGCAAGTTGGAACGGCGACAAGCTCGATGGCACAGGCCCTTCAGGGCTCACCATTGACACAACAAAGTCGCAGATATTCTGGCAAGATTTTGAGTGGCTCGGTGTTGGTAGCGTACGCACTGGCTTTGTTATCAACGGTGTATTCATTGTCTGCCACACGTTCAACAACGCTAACAATCTTGCACTTGTCTACATGACAACGGCTGTGTTGCCTATTCGATACGAAATCACTAACACAGGCGCTTTAGCTGGCAGCAGGACAATGAAGCAGATTTGCTCCACCGTCATCAGTGAAGGTGGATATGAGCGTAAGGCAGCGCTACAGACAGCTAGGATGTCTTCGACGGGTACAGTGAGTACAACGTTGGTGCCTTTGGTGTCGTTGCGTCTTGACCCCAGCAGGCTCGATGCTGTTGTCATTCCAGACGGCTACAGAGTGTTGCCTATTGCGTCAGCGTCAACAACGTTTGAAATACAGCTTGTGAAGAACGCTACGCTAACAGGAGCAAGCTGGGCTCAGACGTCGTCTGACAACGTTGAATTTGATGTGTCTTCTACAGCCATCAGCGGTGGTGTTGTTGTTGACAGCCTCTACACACAAGAGTCTAACCAGGTGTCTGCTGCTGTTAGCAACAACCAAGACTACAATTTTGATATGCAGCTAGGTAGGACATTAGCAGGCGTCAGCGACACTTACACATTGGCTGCACGCACTCTTAGTGGATCGCAGACAGCAATAGCAACATTCTCATTCTGGGACTTGACATGACCAATGGAAACAAGAATAGAAGTGTAGGCAAGGTGTTGACAGGCAGTGATGCTGATGTCTATGTCGTCCCTGCTGCCTTCAAAGCTGATGTTGAAAGCATTGTCATTGTCAACACCAGCAACAGTGTTGTCAAATTTGATTTGAATTGGTATCAGGCAACAACGACAACATCATATGCCATTGCTAACGATGTTGAGTTGAAGCCAAACAGCCTTTTGCAGCTAACCAATTCGTTGTACTTGGACAAGAACGACAAGATCACTGGATTAGCTTCCATTACTGACATAGTAACAGTGAGTGTTAGAGTACGCGAATACTTCGCAGAAAGGTTGTAGAATGTTTACATCATTGCTTCTTGTTTGTGTTTTAGGTACAGATAAGTGTGAGTTGATGAAACTAACCGATAACAAAACCTATCCAACAATGGAGCAATGTTTGGAAGCAACGGCTGTTGATGCTAAACAATTGTATGAGTATTTAGCTGCTAAAGGCGTATACACTCAAGTTGGTTTCAAATGTGAAGAGGACAAAAACAGCATATGAGCAAAAGAGAGCTAACAGAACAGCAGCGCAAGTTTATTGAGGTGTTGTTCACCGAAGCTGGCGGCAACCCTGCAAAGGCTAAAATCTTGGCTGGTTACAGCGAGAACTATCCTACGAAGACATTGATGTCTGGATTGAAAGAGGAAGTCATTGAAGCAACGCAAATGTACATCGCTATGCACGCACCGAAGGCGGCTATGGCTGTCATTGGCGGCATTGATGATCCTACACAGCTAGGTATGAGAGAGAAGCTCAAAGCTGCTCAGGACATGCTTGACAGGGCTGGTGTTGTGAAGACAGAGAAGGTTGAGGTGACAGCGCCTTCTGGTGTGATGGTGTTGCCTCCGAAGGATAATGGATAAGCATTTGCTGTGACATCAAATGAGCGTGACTTAGGCGCTTGGATTCTTCCTCAACCGATAGAAAAGAGTAGGTATGTTGCAATACCAAAGTTGGCTAATGTTCGCGTTATACCTTTTGGTTATAGAGTGGATGATGTTGATGAAAACCTACTCCAACCTATCCCTAAAGAACTTGATGCTCTTGAGCTTGCAAAGAAATACGTAAAGCAATATTCGTACAAACAAGTAGCAGCATGGCTGTCAAAAGAAACAGGAAGAAGCATTAGCGAAGATGGTTTACGACAACGCATACGTAGAGAACAGGAACGGGGAAAACGTCATAACTACTATCGATCCCTTGCCCGCAGATACAAAGAAGCGCTTGAAGCCATCGAGAGGTACGAAGACAGGCTCGGTAAAGAAGAAAAAACCAATTTCTTCGCCTCAGATTATTACGTCTCCATCAAAGACAAAGGAGCTAAGCTCTTACACACTTGATGTTCCTGAGGAAGTGAAGGAACAAAATGTTGTCTTCACACCCAACCCAGGCCCTCAGACAGCCTTCCTAGCTGCTGCTGAGAGGGAAGTGTTGTTTGGGGGAGCCGCAGGTGGCGGGAAGAGCTATGCCATCTTGGCAGATCCTCTTCGTTACATCTCTCATCCACAGTTTTCAGGGCTTCTGTTGCGTCATACAACAGAAGAACTAAGAGAACTCATCTGGAAAAGCCAAGAACTCTATCCAAAAATCATTCCAGGTATTGTTTGGAGTGAGAGAAAGATGCAATGGGTAGCGCCTAGCGGCGGGCGTCTTTGGATGTCATACCTCGACAGAGACGAAGACGTTCTTAGATATCAGGGTTTGAGCTTCGTTTGGGTTGGTTTTGACGAACTCAGCCAATGGTCTACGCCTTTTGCGTGGAACTATATGCGTTCTCGTCTTAGAACAGCAGCGTCTGACCTGCCTGTTTACATGAGAGCAACGACTAACCCGGGCAATGCTGGTCATGGTTGGGTTAAGAAGATGTTCATTGACCCTGCACCACCTGGTCAAGCCTTCTGGGCAACAGACATTGACACCGGTGAAGTGCTTCGTTACCCAAAAGGACACAGCAAAGAAGGTCTGCCGTTGTTTAAGCGGCGTTTCATCCCTTCAAGGCTCTCTGACAACCCCTATCTTGCTGCCTCAGGCGACTACGAAACCATGTTGTTGTCGCTTCCGGAGCAACAACGTCGTCAACTTCTTGATGGTGACTGGGATGTTGCTGAAGGAGCGGCGTTTCCTGAGTTTAAGAGAAGCGTTCATGTCGTTGATTCCTATGACATTCCTCATGATTGGCCTAGATTTAGAGCCTGTGACTACGGATATGGAAGCTGGTCTGCTGTTTTGTGGTTTGCTGTAGCTCCAGATGAGTCATTAGTGGTATATAGAGAGCTATATGTCACTAAAGTGCTTGCAGAAGACTTGGCAGAGATGGTGTTAAACGCTGAAGACGGTGAAAAGATACGTTATGGCGTTCTAGACAGCTCTACATGGCATAAAAGAGGCGACACAGGCCCTTCCATTGCTGAAAGAATGATAATGAAAGGCTGTCGTTGGCGTCCTTCTGACAGAAGTGCTGGTAGTAGAGTGTCTGGTAAGAACGAAATACATAGACGTCTTCAGATAGATTCCTTCACAGAGCGTCCGCGTATTGTCTTTTTCAGCAACTGTGTTAAAACTATTGCTGAACTACCAACAATACCTCTAGATAAGAAGAATCCAGAGGACATTGACACCAACATCAACTTTGATCACGGATATGACGCATTGAGATATGGTGTAATGTCAAGACCGAGGAGTAAAAACATCTTTGACACTAATACATCGGGGCAGAGCGGCTTCGCTCCAGCATCGAAAGTTTTTGGATACTAAAACACTATGGCAAAAAACATCGACACACCCTTCACTGACGACAAAGCCATCGGCTTGCCTGACAGCACTGATGCTGTTCAGGACACATTCAAGCCTACAACGCTAGCCCGTCACATTGAAGAGCGCTTTCAGCGTTCTAAGACGGCTCGTCGCTTTGATGAAGAGCGTTGGTTGCGTGCCTATACCAACTACAGAGGCATCTATGGCCCTGACACCAAGTTCACTGAAGCAGAGAAGAGCCGTGTCTTCCTCAAGATTACGAAGGTAAAGACTCTGGCAGCATACGGACAAATCACCGAGGTGCTGCTGGCTAACAACAGCTTCCCGTTGTCTGTAGAGCCTACAACGCTGCCAGAAGGCGTTGCAGAGCACGTTCACATTGACACCAACCCCCAGGCTGCACAAGGCCAACAAAGCGCTCCTGAGCCCGATTTAGGGGCTCTGTTTGGCTATAAAGGAGACGGCAAAGAGCTTCCTCCTGGTGCAACACCACAGAGCCTTATGGAGCGTCTTGGTCCTCTGAAGCAATCGCTTGAGGGCTTGGATGTCAAGGAAGGGGCAGGACAGACACCAACCTCCATCACCTTCAGCCCTGCAATGGTAGCGGCTAAGAAGATGGAGAAGAAGATTAAGGACCAACTTGAGGAGAGTGGTGCTAGCAAGCATCTGCGTGCTACAGCGTTTGAAATGGCGTTGTTTGGCACAGGTGTTATGAAAGGCCCCTTTGCTGTAGACAAAGAATATCCCAAGTGGAACACTGATGGTGGCTATGAACCCATCATCAAAACTATGCCGCAGACGTCTCATGTCAGCATATTCAATAGCTATCCTGATCCAGATGCTACCAACATGGACGAATGCGGCTACTTTATTGAGCGTCACAAGCTGAGTAAGTCTCAGTTGTTAGCTCTAAAGAAGCGTCCCATGTTCCGAAACAAAGTCATTGACAACCTTATTAACGAAGGACCAAACTACATCAAGGAATGGTGGGAAGACGATCTCAATGACTATTCTCCCGTTGCTGAAGTGGAACGATGGGAAGTGTTGGAGTTTTGGGGCTCTGTTGATGTTGAGATGTTGGAAGAGAACGACATTGATGTTCCCAAGGAATTGAAGGACGCTGTCGAAGTTCAAGCCAACATCTGGTATAGCCAAGGCAAGGTGATCAGGCTTGTTATCAATCCGTTCAAGCCTGCCCGCATTCCCTACTATGCTGTGCCATATGAACTCAATCCATACTCGTTCTTTGGCGTTGGTGTTGCTGAGAACATGGATGATAGCCAAACGCTGATGAATGGCTTCATGAGGCTGGCTGTGGACAATGCTGTGCTGTCTGGCAATCTGGTGCTGGAGGTGGACGAGACCAACCTTGTGCCCGGCCAAGACCTCACTGTATATCCAGGTAAGGTGTTCCGTCGTCAAGGAGGCGCGCCTGGTCAAGCCATCTTCGGCACACAGTTTCCTAACGTAGCTGCTCAAAACCTGCAACTGTTTGATAAGGCTCGTGTTTTAGCTGATGAAGCAACAGGATTGCCTTCGTTTGCACACGGACAAACTGGTGTCTCTGGTGTTGGTAGAACAGCCTCTGGCATCTCTATGTTGATGTCTGCTGCAAGCGGCAGCATCAAGACAGTGATTAAGAACGTTGATGACTATCTGCTGCGTCCGTTGGGTGAGTCCTTCTTCGCCTTCAACATGCAGTTTGATCCTACGCCGGATATTGTTGGTGATCTTGAGGTGAAGGCACGGGGAACGGAATCGCTTCTGGCTAATGAGGTGCGGAGTCAGCGTCTGCTTCAGTTCTTGCAAGTGGTGCAGAACCCCATCCTTGCTCCCTTTGCCAAGTTCCCCTACATCGTCAGAGAAATTGCTAAAGCTATGGATTTGGACCCTGATTTGGTGTCTAACAACATGGACGAGGCGGCTAAGCAAGCGTTCTTGTTGCAGAAGATGAACCCGCCTGCACCGCCGGCTCAACAGGCTCCAGCAGCGGGTGGTGGCGCTCCTCCACCGTCTGATATGACAGGTGGGGGCGGTGGCAACATTGGTGTTGGTGCCGCTGCTACACCGGGTGAACAAGGCTTTAGCGCTGCGCCTCCCACAATGGGAGCACCTCAGTGACAACACAAGAAAAGCCGTGGCTTAAGAAGCTCACACGCATGACTGATACGCAGATGTGGGAAGCGTTTGACGACATGTTGAACCATTTCATTAGCCTGCAACACAAAAATATGGAACAAAGTGATGAGCCTATTGAAATCTATAGAGCACAAGGCTTTATTCAAGCCCTCAAGCGGCTTAAGTTTTTGAAGGAAGAGATACAAGGAGTAAATAAATAATGGACTATGAGTCTCTATTAAAACTCCCCGGCTCTGAAGACATTGAGTTGTTGTTTAGAACAGGCAGAGGATCAACATACGCTTTTCATAAAGACAACACTACAACAAGAAACCGTAGTAGTGAGAAGCACACAGACAAATCTACAGGAATTCAGACAAGGTCTGGAAAAACTGTATTTATGTCAGATGATGCTGTTAATAGGGTTGCTGGTATTTTTCAGAACCCCGATATGGCAACGAGGTTTGTTCCTGTTTTAGATAAAGAAGGAAAACCTACAGGGAAAGCAAAACTTGAGCTGTTGGAAGACTATGGACCGCGTAAAGCAGGATCAACGCTGACCATTGTTGACTATAAAACAAAACCAGAAGTTGGGCTATCTCCTGTTGAAGTTTATGCAAGTGAAAGTAAGATAGGAGATTCAGGGAGGTACATTCACTTCGGTAACAAAATAACTGAAGTAAAACCTAAGCCAACCAGCCCTAAGCTAGGAAAACTTGCCGGTCTTGCTTCTTTGCTTGGTGTCGGTTCCACCAAAGCCAGTGAAGTTGCTTCTGAGGTAGGAGAAGCGTTGTTGCCTCCTGGTCTAACACCATCGCCTCTTGCTTCTGGTACTTTAACACCAGAGCAAAAAGCAGCCTCTGATGCTGCATACGAAGAAAAACTTACAAGAGAAAAAGAAGCTCGTTTACAAGCACAGCAGTCTAAGATGAAAGCACAAGCGCTTATGCGTAGAGGTGTTGTTCTTCCTGAAGAAAGATTGATGGGCTGGGAATCACTACAACATAAGGATGTTGAAATGGCAAAAGGTGGAATGATGAAACCAACTATCCCAGGCTTCCAAGAAGGAGGCATGAACGTCGATCCTGTCAGCGGCAACGAAGTGCCTGTCGGC